ATTGGGAACTACCGGGACCACACCAGTAAACATCGTAGCCAGTGCCTCTTGCACATTTACTATTGAATTCAATTAATTGTGGTAAGCTGTACACCAAGAGATACTAATTCGAAGAACCAGGTTAATCCATGTCAATGACTTTCGCCTCTCCATCTATGAGAGCTGCCGCATCAGACCTAGCGATTTCAATTTCGCCGCTAGGTCTAGTTGAGCTTTCTGATGAAGAATTCGAAATGCATGGTCCGCGATTGAATCGCTATGCGGAATACTGGGCTTGGTATCTAGGACACCACTGGGGAACCAGAAGAGAATTCGGTGACCCTCAACTTACTTTCAATTACATTAAGGCATTTGCCGATTATATCAATAACTTCTGTTTCTCCAGAGGTATTGCCTTTGAAACCATCAAGGAATACGACCACATCATTCCTGCATTGCTGAAGCGTATTTGGCAGCAGGACAACAACATGAAGGCCGTAATCTGGGAAATGGGTCAGCAAGGCGGTATCTCTGGAGATGCTTTTGTCAAGGTAGCTTATGAACCAGCTTGGACAGATGACGCAGGTAACTTCCATCCTGGAAGAGTACGTATTCTACCCCTTAACTCAGCCTTCTGTTTCCCTACCTGGCACCCCCACGACCGTGACAGATTGTTGGAGTTCAAACTTAAGTATCGCTTTTGGGGAACTAATACAGAAGGTACACGATCTGTATACACCTATACTGAATTGATTCGTGCAGATGTTATCCGTGAGTATGTCAATGATGAACTGATTGACGAGCGCCCTAATGTACTAGGCGTTATTCCGATCGTTCACATTGCTAACCATCCTGCCTCTGGTTCCCCTTGGGGAATGTCAGACGTACAGGATTTGATCACACTCAATCGTCAGTACAACGAGACCGCTACTGATATCGCGGACATTGTTAACTACCACGCTGCCCCTATTACTGTGGTGATTGGTGCCAAGCCAACACAGCTTGAAAAGGGTACCAACCGTGTATGGTCCATCGGAAACAAGGATGTGGATATTCATAACCTTGAGAATGGTGTAGACCTTCAGTGGCCGCTAGAGGTATTGAATACCATTAAGCGCTCCATGCACGAAATGACTGGTGTCCCAGAGGCAGCGCTAGGACAGTCACAGCCTATTTCAAATACATCAGGCGTAGCTCTGGCAATTCAGTTTTACCCATTGATGCAAAAGTTTGAATTAAAGAAGATACAATATGGTAAGGGGCTAGCAAAGATTAATGAGCTAGCACTACGAACCTTGTTTATCTTTGAGCCTGAGGCCACTGTATATGATCCTAATACAGAGGGCATTGCTCAGGAGGGTCAGCCGCTTCAGGTTGATCCGACAGACCCATTGATTTATTTCAGCGATATTGACTGGCCATCACCACTGCCAATTGACAGACTGGTGAAGCTGAATGAAATCACTGCGATGATGAATATGAATCTGGAAAGCCGTAGAGGCGCACTGAAGGATCTGGGAGAGCAATTCCCAGATGACAAGCTTCAGGAAATCTTTGACGAGCTTCATGAAGACGCTGTACGTGATGGAGCACTTCGTATGCTTCAGGCACAGATTGACTCCATCGTTCTTGAGACCACAGGGCTTATGCCTGGTCCTGATGGGTCAGAGCCAGATCCTACAGCACAACCAGCTCTGGATATGAACGGTAATCCAAAGCCTACCGATCGCGGTCCGGGATCTATCGACACTGGACCTAACCTTCAGGCGATGGATGGTGCTGGTTCTATGAATGCTCTTCGTGAGATGGTCAATGCCGCTTACGGAACAAAACTAGGATCTCGTCAGCTTCCAACCGACGATAACGATTAATTGTAAAATTACATTAGTCAATTTATTCGTGACATATTCGGAAAACACCAAGTCAAAAAATCTAGGAGACAATAATGACCATTCCAGTGCAGCCTGGATTAGAGGCGACAATTGGGTCTCTAAGTCAGACCACCAGCACAAATGGTGCTCAAAGCCCAATTCCTTCCCCAGCAGCGTTCCAGCATGGCGCGACCGGAGAGAAGACATTTACCGCTGAGGATATTGCCAAGGCACGTCAGCAGGAGAAGGACAAGCTGTACGAGCAGATTGAAGGACTGAAGGGTCAGTGGGCAGACGCTCAGAAGACTCTAAAGGAGCTTCAGGAGGCTCGTAAGGCAGAGCAAGACGCTATCGCAGCGAAGGAAGCTGAAAAGGCTGAGGCAGCCCGCCTTAAGAAGGAAGAGGAAATGTCTGCCAAGGCACTCCTGGAGCAGAAGCTAAAGGAGACAGAAAGTACTTGGGAAGAGCGCTTCACCAAGCTTCAGCAGGAAAGAGAAGCTGAGCGTGCACTACTTGCCAAGGAAAGAGCATATAATGAACTTGTAGATTATAGAAACGCACAGCTAGCTGCGGCTGCCGATGAAATTGCTCCACAGTTCCACAACTTCATTACTGGTGAGACTAAGGAACAAATCGACAACGCTATAGCACAGGCAAGAGCCGCAACCAAGTCCATTGAGGATGAGATCCAGGCGGCAAGACAGCAGCAGCTTTCTCAGATGCGCGGAGTATCTGCTACAGGTTATACAGCTCTAGGTCCAATGGATGGCGCTGTTGGACAGAAGCAATACACTCAGCAGGACATTAGCAACATGTCTATGGCTGAGTATGCAAAGTTCCGCCAGGAATCTGGTTTGGCGGGTAACGACGCATCACGTAACCGTGGATTATTTAGCTAAGGATATAAATGCTCATTCCCGCACAGGACGTAACTATCCCGGCCCAGAATGTTGATCTGGGGTATGAGATAGTAGCAACAACATTACCTATTAGTGGTGGTTCGATTAATGCAACCATTAATGCGCCATCTGGCAAGGTAGTAGTAGGTGCAGGTTGGAGTGGTATGGCCCAATATTACGCTGGAGCAAATGAGGGCATCAGACACTTCCACCCAACAACAGACGGGACAGGTTGGGTAATTGATGCTGACTTTACTGTCAACGGATACACACCAACACCAACGCTATACTTGATTTGCATTAACGCCTAGTAATAGGTTTAAGACTTCTGGGTACCGGCTTGTACCCGACCCATACAAATGATAAGGACTCAATATGCCGCAGACTTCTGCCATTACGGGTACACCGAATATCTCCGGTGCTCCAACTGCTTACCAGGGTGGTAGCTCAGCCCTTTCTCCTGCTATCCAGACAATCTGGAGCAAGGAAATTCTATTCCAGGCAATGCCAATTCTCCGCTTCGAACAATTCGCTGTGAAGAAGACTGAGCTTGGGGTTACTCCTGGTCTTACAATTAACTTCATGCGTTACAACAACCTAGGACAGGCTACTCAGCTTGTTGAAGGTATTCGTATGCAGACTGCTCCATTGACAGCTTCTCAGTTCTCCATCACCGTGGCTGAGCAGGGATACGCTGTTGCTGTTTCTGAGCTTCTGCTAAACGCATCCTTCGATGACGTTATGGCTTCTGCCTCTCGTCTTCTAGGACGTAACATGGCTACTTACCTTGACGTAAGTGCCCGTAACACCCTTCTACAGGCTTCCTCACAGATCTTCGGATACCAGAAGGACACTGGCGCACTTAACAACCAGGTTTACTACAACGTAGGTACTCCTGCAACCAGCAATGCTCAGATGACTGGCGATTTCAACCTTACAAGCCAGGTTGTGTACGACGCAGTAGAGACACTTGCGACAAAGAACGTACCAAGACTTGGTGAGACCTACGTATGTTTCGTACACCCACATCAGAGCCGTTGGCTACGTAATGACCCTCAATTTATTGAGATGACTAAGTATGCAGCCCCAGGCAACTTTATGCTTGGTGAGATTGGCCGCCTAAACGATGTAGTATTTATAGAAACTACTCAGGTTCGTAATGTTGTAAATGGTGCTGGTGCTGGATGGACTGCCGACACAACAACTAACGGTGTAACCACTGGAAATGGATCTGCTAACCGTTACGACTCCATCTTTATTGGAGATAACGCATTCGGTCACGCTATTTCTCTTCCTGTTGAACTACGTGACGGTGGTATCCTAGATTTCGGTCGTGAGCACGCACTTGCTTGGTATGCGATCTGGGGATTCGGTCTAATCACCGACATTTCCGTAGTTATCGCTTCCACAAACTAATTAGCTTTATGAAAGGCCCTGCTCCTTCAATCTGGGGCAGGGCTTTTCTCGATATAATGTAAATATCAAACGAGACACTTTATTTGGAGAACAGAATGCCACCACGCAAGCGTCAAGGTGACTTGACCGGTATT